CTCCTTCCCGCGCTGGTGCGCTATCTGACTGTTGCGACATCAAGCCGCATTACAAGGTCGATTATCTTTATTCTGGTGGTGTAATTCGTTTCGGCGGCTTTGGCGAGTATCTCGCGCTCTTTGGCCGGTGCAATGCTTAGCCCGTAGATGATTAGTTGTTCCTCGGCCTGCTTTAGCAGTTCCTCCGCTTCAAGGATTTCCTGCCAAAGTGCTTTTGCTTCGGGTAGTTCGCTAAATTCCTGATTGATTCGGTCGAAGGTTTCGCCGTCGTCTATGCAATAGATCGCTTGGGGTGTCTCGCCGTCCTCGTTCGTTATGCCTTGTGCGGCGAGGTATTCGCGCTCCATGCCGGACTGCATGCCTTCTAGCGTTTCAAGGTGTGCCTTCGCCAGCATATAGGTGCGCTGCTCTGTGTTGTGTTTTCGTTTCATTATGATTACTCCTTTCATCTGGCCGTCGCTGGTGTGGGTACTGGCGGCCTTATTCGTTTACTGCTTTAGTGAAGTCCGGCGCGTCAATCGTGGTGTCGCTGTATAGGCCGGTAAATGTGTAATAGTTCGTCCATTGTGCGTCCCATGCGTTGGCCTTGTAAAATTCGCTTATGGCCTGTGTTGCAGTTATTACTTCGCCTGTTTCGTTGTCCTGCCATAGTTCGTCGCGTACTCGTACTTTAATCATGTTCTTTCCCTCCTGTTTTGGTGTGGTGGTTTGCTTTACGATTACATTTTTGTATGATATCATCAGTCTTGCCCTTTTGCTAGCTCTGCCAGTATAAAGATCGGTAGTAGTATGATCGCTGCTAGTATCCACATAGATGCCTCCTTTGCACGGTATGATGTGGGTATCTACTACCCACTATCATTTTAGTATCTTTGTCTAGGATTGTCAAGCGTTTTTACAAAGTTTTTTATCATTTATTAAGTCGTAACAAAGATATTATGCGCTGTTTTTAGTGTGTGTTTCAGGTATAGTCTAGGCGGACACGTTCGCCGGCAAGTGCGCCCCTTGGGGGATATGCAGTTGCTTTACTAGGGCGGGTAAGCACCGCAAACACGAAAAAAACAAAAAAGGACACTATTTTCAAATAAAACTGTTGACATTCTAAACAAACACTGTTATTATGATCTCGAAGGGAGGTCATAAACATGGCAGAGAGTAAGACATTTGGATATGCGAGGGTAAGCACGGCGTATCAGAACGCGGATCGTCAGATCAAAGAACTATTGGATGCCGGGGTGCCGGAGCGGAACATTTTTATTGATAAGGAGAGCGGCAGGGATTTTAACCGTGACCAGTATCAGTTATTGTTTCAGTTATTGCGCGAGGGTGATGTAGTTTTCATTCCCAGCATTGACCGGTTGGGCAGGAATTATACTGAGATCAGCAGGCAGTGGGCGGCTATTACGCAGGACAAGAAGGCTGACATTGTAATATTGGATATGGCTGAGCTGCTTGATACTCGCAAGAGGGACAAGACACTTACGGAACAGTTCATCAGCGATATTGTTGTGAAGTTATTGAGTTATATTGCTGAGATTGAGCGCAGGGACATTCGAGAGCGTCAAAGGCAGGGCATTGAATTGGCGAAGGCTAGAGGGGTTTACAGGGGCCGCAAGCCTGTTGAGATTGACAAAGAGAAGTTTGAGAAGGTTTACGGCGAGGTTATGCGTGGTGAGAGGACGAACAAGTATGCCATGAAGGTATTGGGTTTGAAGAACAATACTTATTACAAGGCCGTCAAGGAGTTTAAGACTCGAACAGGCAGGTGGGCGTAATGATAGAGCATTATGCTATCGTGCAGTATTGGAAAGACAAAGGCATTACTTCTAATGGGAAGGTTGTTCCTGCTGGTACCGAGAACTCTGAGCTTGTTGTGGAAGATTGGGGCGAACCGATGTGCTGGGGATGTTCAAAGCCTATTATTTCTGACGTTGAAAAAAGAAAACAAGGAGAGCTGACGGACGAGGATGTAAAAGATATATGGTCTGCTAAAAAGATTTCGTCTAAACTGAACAGGTGCCATATAACGGCTAAATCTCTTGGCGGAAGTGACGAGGCATACAATTTATTTTTGATGTGCCATGAGTGTCATTTTTTGTCGCCTGATACAATAAACCGTGAGGCGTTTTTCCGTTGGGTTTACAAGCGCAGACGTTCAAAAATAATGGGTGTAGAGAATCCGGAAGAAATAATAAGGCTAGTAAATATTGAACTTGCGGACCGTGGCGTACCTGACTGTGTGGCGATTCTTGATATATTCCCAGACATACGCCCTGAACTTTTTAAGAGATTTGTTGAACGGAGAATAACATCACATGCATCCAAGATAGCAACATCCACACTTGTTGTCGCTATTGCAGACTGGCTTGAAACAGAATTAGGTAAACGACGATCGAAAAAAATCTAAAAAAACAAAAAAGAGCGCCTGAGAGTGCCAATCTGAGAGGGTTGGCATTTTTTTATGGAAAATTACGATCTGATACTGGAAATCGAGTCAAGGTTACGGAATAACCCTGAATTTCAGTTGATGAGCGATCTTTTTGAGTTACTGAGACTTGTTAGTGATCGAAAACAGGCTTATCCATTGAACGCTTGGGTGCGGGAGCTGGCTTATAAAGAGGCGATGGAAGGTTCTTTGGGTGCCTATAACCTATACAAGAAAACACTGTTATTTGATGCAGTAGACAACCTTGACAGCTATCTTTTATACCTCGAATTTGACCGTCCACCTGAAAGAAGATTTTATCTTCCTCGAAGAAAACAGTTAAAAGTAATCGTTGACGACTTGCAGGACTTGGAGGATGGCAAGCTGGACTTTTTATCGATCTCGACCCCGCCGAGAATAGGAAAGTCCACTCTTGGTTGTTTCTTTATGACTTGGCTTATGGGGAAATATCCTGATATGGCCAATGTGATGAGCGGTCATTCGGATAAGCTGACCAAAGGTTTTTACCAAGAGGTTTTATCGATCTTGACCGATCCTCAATACTTGTGGAATGACGTGTTTCCTTTAGCGTTCGTCGGAGCTACTTCCGCTAATGACGAATCCATTGATATCAGTTCAAAGCGAGCAAGAAGATTTTCTACATTAACCTGCCGGTCCATCTTGGGAACATTGACCGGTGCTGTTGAGGTTGCCAAGTGTTTATATTGCGACGACCTTATAGAGGACCTTGAGGAATCATTGAACCCTCAAAGATTGGAGAACAAATACAACGCTTATGCAAACCAGTTAAAGGACCGCATGAAAGAAGGGGCCTATCAGGTGATGATCGGTACCCGATGGGCCGTAGACGACGTACAGGGACGAATACAACAGCAATACGAAGGCAACCCGCGATATCGATTCAGAATATTACCTGCATTGGACGAGAACGGAGAAAGTAATTTTGTTTATCCGTATGGTTTGGGTTTTTCCACTGAGTATTACTTGGACATGAAAGAATCCATCGACGACGCTACTTGGATGGCTAAATACATGGGGAAACCTTATGTCCGGGAAGGCTTGTTGTTCCCTAAGGAAGAACTCAATTATTACAACGGCATTTTACCTGACGGCGATCCTTACAAGGTGGCTGTTTGCGACGTTGCTTGGGGCGGCGGCGACAGTCTTTCAATGCCTTTTGCTTATCAGTTTGGAAGCGACGTTTACATCCATGATGTTGTTTTCAACAAAGGAGACAAGACTGTTACTCAACCGTTGGTTGTAGGCAAGACCAAGATTCATCTTCCTCACAAACAACGCTACGAGGCAAACAATGGCGGCCATGAGTATGCAGACAGTATTGATCAGCAATTGCGAAAAGACGGTGTACGAATAAACATCACCGCTAAACGATCTCCAAGCAACCAATCAAAGTTGGGAAGGATTATTCAATATTCGCCGGAGATCAAGAGATTTTACTTTATAGACGAAAAGAACAGAAGTCAGGAATATCAGGCTTTTATGGACGAGCTTTGCATGTTTTCTCAGGCAGGTAAAAACCGATATGACGACGCTCCCGATTCTTTGGCGATGCTTGCCGATGAAATCTTCACAGGTTCACTGGCAAGGGTAGAGATCGGGAAAAGACCGTGGTAAAGGAGGGGTAGTATGTCTGAACTTCCAATTAAATTGACTATTGCGGACGTGTTCGCGGGCAGGACGAAAATACTGTGCGACGAATCCTCTATAACTCCGGCAAACGTCGTTGAGGTTTTGAAAGAGGCGATGAAAACCCATATTCGCAACAGCAACGAAATCAACACGCTTTACGAGTATTACAAGGGCAATCAACCTATCCTTGGAAGAACCAAGACAATAAGGCCTGAGATCAATAATAAGATCGTTGAAAACAGGGCAAACGAGATTGTCAATTTTAAGGTGGGAGGATTATGCGGCGAGCCTTTGCAGTACATCAGCCGTGGAAGTACCGACGAGATTTCAAGAGGGATCAACGAACTGAACGATATGATGCTGCTTTGCGGCAAGTCCGCATTGGACAAGGAACTCATTGAATGGGCGTACATTTGCGGTACCTCCTATCGAATGATCATGCCTAATAAAGATTACATCGAAACGACCGTTGTTCCCGGTCTGGAAAAGGGCAAATCTCAGTTCACCGGAGATGATGCGCCTTTTGAGATTTATACGCTTGATCCAAGATATGCGTTTGTTGTTTATCATTCCGGACTGGGCGAAAAGCCTTTGATGGGAGTCAAGTACATCATCAAGAAAGACAATAAACTTGTTTTCAGTGTTTATACGGAATCCAAGTATTACGAGTTTGAGTCGGATATTAACGTTGCGAATCCTATTACGAAAAAAATCGAAGATCGCAAATTCTCGGAGAACCCTATCATCGAATATCCGATGAACAATGCAAGGCTCGGCTCTTTTGAGATCGTACTTCCTATCCTTGATGCCATTAACACCGTTCAGTCCAACAGATTGGACGGCGTTGAGCAATTCATTCAAAGCCTCATTGTTTTGGTGAACAGCGAGATATCCGACGATGCCGCCAAACTTCTTAGAGAGGCCGGATTGATCACGTTGAAATCTTACGGCGATAACAAGCCTGATTTACGAATAATAGCAGAACAATTAGACCAGCAGCAAACTCAAACCTTGGTCGATTACATGTACCAGACCGTATTGAATATCGTTGGTATGCCTAACAGAAACGGCGGTTTTTCTACAAGCGATACAGGCTCGGCGGTAATCATGAGGGATGGCCATTCATCGGCGGAATCAAGGTTCAAGTCCGATGAGTTG